TTTTTTTTTTTTTTTTTTTTTTTTTTTTTTTTTTTTTTTTTTTTTTTTTTTTTTCCCCGGGGCAATAGCCCTTGCGGGTACTTATTAAAAAAAGCTTTTTTCTATTTTTCCTTTTTCTTCCTCTTATGAGTTTGACTCTACAGTCTCTTCCTCATGCAAGTTTATCTCTACAATGTATTTATCACGCCCACTCAGGCGTTTCACCACAAGTATTCAGATTCATCTACCATGTCCACCATGTAATCCATACTAATTTTTGTATTATCCTGGTAGACTTCGTCTCGAATATTCTTCTCAATTAATTTTTCCCAGGTCGGAAAACCCGACGCCAATTCCTCTACGGTAATGCCAGCTTGTCGCAACCTCTTTAAATCATCATTATTCAATCGCTTCTGAATTTGCCCAGGCAAATCTGTTACTAATTCCGGAGTTCCGGATAACAGCTCTGCGTAAAACACAAACAAACGATCATAAGCATCACGATTTGAAGCATAAGTGGCATATGCATGGCCAACTACTGAAATCATCGTATCTATTACATCTCGTGGACGAGGCACGCGACCAAAGCAAGCACGAACCAAGTACTCTCTAGATTCACGAAAAGGTAAGAAATCAGGTTGGCCAACACCTTTATGGGGATTCTCTACAAATTGATATTTTAAAAAAGTACAACCCCAATTAATAACCCAGCCATCTTTGGTCTTTGAACAAAACGGGATACCATCCTTAATATCACGAATACGAACATCAAAGTGCTTCAACATAAAGTCGGCAAAAGCTTTACCTGAGAAATAATGTGAACCTTTCAACAATCCCTTTCGATAAAGATGGTCATCCCCGTACACGACTATATTGATAATGGTCATTAATTCCAACTCTAACTCCTCTTGCTCTTCTTCCGGCGCATTATGTATTTGCCAAATCGCAAACAAGAAGAAATAAAGCGCCATAATCCATGAGTCCATATGTGAAGTATTAAACGCACCCGAAGGAACCCCGCCTCGTATTGCTATCCATATATCTCCGAAAATGCGAGTAATTCGGACGATCATGAATTTAAGTAGTAACTTGGTAATGCGCTCAAAAGAAGGGTAGTCCATAGATGATGGATCATAATACTCAAGCATAC